TAAATATCCAATACTTCGCGAACCACATCTTCCCGCTGAATATCCGTATTCTGGAATTCGAACCATCGAATATTTTGTGTTTGTCTGCGTTTTAATCGAAACATGAAATCTTCTAAACCATTGATTTCTCCTATCCGATCGTGTTGTTCCAAATCTCCCGTTAATACCATCCGGCTATTTTCGCCCAAACGCGTTAAAAGCATTTTCATTTGTGCGGTGGTGCTGTTTTGCATTTCGTCCGCCACTATCCACGCATTTTTAAATGTTCTCCCGCGCATATATCCTAAAGGAGCAATTTCAATGACTTTTTCTTCCATCATCGTTTGGACTTCTTTCGGAGAAATAAAGTTGTATAGTATGTCGTATATCGGGCGCACCCATGGCGCCATCTTTTCTTCTAATGTTCCCGGGAGATATCCCAGGTCTTCGTCCACCGACACCGATGGGCGTGTAAAGATGAGTTTGTCGTAAAACCCCGACAGGAAAAATCGCACGCCGTATTCCGTCGCAAACAGTGTTTTGCCGGTCCCTGCGGGACCGGTGGCCAGAACTACTTTGACCGACTTATCGCGTAATGTATTGGTATAGGGGATTTGACCGTTTTTGGGTGCCGTAAAAAAGTTTTCCAAACTCTGTCTTTCTTTGGGAGAAAGGTATTCCGCATTTTCCAAACATTTGCGCGACAATTTGACCTTATTCTCCCTCTCGTATTCTTGAACATCCGCCATCATTTCCTTTTCCATTTGCTTTTTACTTTTCCGAGCGCGTTTCTTGGCTTCTTTTTTTGGTAAGACACCAATATTCGTCTCTGTAAACTCAATCTCCATTCGCAGTTATATACTCTATATGGCTACATTTCCCCCCTACAGAAAGTTATTCCATACCATAAAACACAAATAATATACACAAACATCACAATCGTCGCACCATACTCGTCTGGTGTCATATCTCCCTATATACATATATTTCATTCTTGTATTTGGATAATTATTTGTCCGGGAAAAGCATGCGGTCTACGCCCGTTCGTACGCAAAACAAACGGTGCGCTACTATTCCCAATAAAAATAGAAATGCTAAAGTTTGAGGGAGGGGGGTACGCGCCAGTTTGGAAATAGCAATTCCAAATAAAATTACCACAGCAGTATCCAGTATAGCAATGTCGAAAATACGATAACGACGTAATCCTGTATTGGGTTCTCCGAATAAGTTTTTGTAGCGACATAGTCCGGTCATTGTTGTTCTCGGTTGTATAACATTTTGTATCATTTTTTGTTTCAAAAAGGGAGAATGTGTGTTTTTGTTTTTTAACGTCTATTCATATATGATGAAAATCATATATGAAAGCGTATATGCTACTTCTACAAAAACGACGCACCAGCGCATCGTTTTTTAGAATAGACATTAGAATGGATGATTTCGTTTTTCCGGCCGAAATACCAGCAAATCGGTAGTTTTACCGGAAGTGGGAAACGTATTCTCCCCAAATACATCTTGTAAAAGCAACCATTCAAACAGTCCACCCACATACATCAGTGTATCGGTTAGTCCAAGGGAGAGCAGTTGTTTGTATTTTTTTTCTACGGTTTCATCACACGCGTTTTTGCCATACACAATAATGGTTTTGGGCGGAGTAGAATATTGATGTAGCATGTCATTTATGGTGGGCTCTTCACGTTCTATGGCTAGCGTATGCGGTATCAGACAGTGTTGTGTGGCGGCGGGAAGTGTATTGATGAGTATATATTGATTGGGTTGGGAGATGGCAGTTAATACATCTTCAAATCCCACTTTTTTAATGGGGGCAAATTGAAATAAACTGAACATCGGAAGAGGAATGGTATTTGTATTCTGTTGTATTTTTTATGTTGATTGGAATACGGAACCTTTGTTTGGGGAGATAGACACTCATACAAAACGATATAGAAAACACGGCAGTATTATTGTACCCCCAACTATTTCTTTCTCCCTTACCTTATCAAAACTTGTTTCCTAACCATGGATTTATCTCAAACGAAGTTGACGAAAAACGAATGGACGTCAATTGAAACGCCCGTGAGCGATGATGAAAAAAAGGTACTCCGTCTCATTATGGATGGATGGACGCAACCCGATATTTGTCGCAATGATACACAATCTATTCTTGCCCATCTCAAAATAGATACTTCTCCCGAAATGGATATGTATCTATTCAAAACACAATTCGAACCCGCTATTTTGGCGATGATAACACCACCAGTGAGACCTGTTGCGTCTGGTAGTAAGAAATCGGCGTCTGCGTCGGCATCTCTCTCGTTGATGTTTGCCCCCTTGCCGACATACGTATCTCCCATTCGCCAGTGGTTAGACAGCATGAAAAAAGGAAAAACGAAACAACCCAACTCGCGTGATATCATTCGTATTCAAAACACGTCGAATACGATACAAACCAATAAACATGCTATATTCGAATTTGTATTACTGGATTTCGTTAAATCATTGGTGTTTCCGGAAACCACCACCGACCAATCCCGTGCGGGTTTTTTTGCTTATAGTTTGATACAATTCCGTAAATCCACGGTTCCGAAAGTCAACGCGTTGATATTGGAATTGGTGGATATCGTATTGCGTGTATATTGTCCCAACTCTCCCGCATCGGTGCGTGCTGTGTTTGAAAACGCGCAGGAATACATTGAACGCAACACGTATTTGATAAAATACGAAGATATGAAATTGTACCCCCATCAACAAGAATTATTTCGTTTATTCGGTTCCGGAGCGCGACGAAGTCGCGCGACACCAAGGCTCGTTCTCTACATGGCTCCTACCGGAACTGGGAAAACTCTTTCTCCCTTAGGTCTTTCTCAAGGATATCGTATTATTTTTGTTTGTGTTGCCCGACACGTGGGATTAGCCCTCGCGAAATCCGCGTATTCCATGGAGAAACGAGTTGCGTTTGCCTTCGGCTGTGAAACCGCATCCGACATTCGTCTCCACTATTTTGCCGCGGTGGACTATAAAATCAATAAACGTTCGGGAGGAATAGGCAAAGTGGACAACAGCAATGGTTCCAAAGTGGAAATCATGATATGTGATGTCGCTTCTTATCTCACCGCCATGCACTATATGTTAGCGTTCAATGACGAACAAGATATTATTACGTATTGGGACGAACCAACGATTACGATGGATTATCCCGAACACGCATTACACGAAACGATACACCGCAACTGGAAACACAATAAAATATCTAAGATGGTGCTATCGTGTGCTACTCTCCCCAAACATACGGAAATTGCGTCGGTATTTGAAGATTTCAAACAGCGGTTTACCGTGGTGGACGAAGACGACAACGAGGTTGTTCCGGAGTGGTCGATTATCGACAGTTATGATTGTAAGAAATCCATTTCTCTCCTAAATAAAGATGGCAAGGCGATGTTGCCCCATTTGTTGTTTCCCAAATACAAGGATTTGTTGAAATGCGTGGAACATTGCGAAAACAACAAGACGTTATTACGCTATTTTGATGTGGGAGAAATTGTCCGATTTGTCTGTCGGGTCTCGGAATGGAAATATGTTTCGGAAGAAATGGCGATAGAAAAACAGTTTGGTTCTATTTCGGATATCCATATGCGTTCTCTCAAAAACTATTATCTCTCGTTTTTGTCTGCGATTGATAGTTCTAAATGGCCGGAAATCTATACCTATTTCGCGGAACAAACACAAAGTAAACTGTTTCTTCAGAGAGAACCATTGGAACTGGGTGGTGGTGTCGGCGGCGGAGCCAGCAACCTGCGCAAAATACAGAGTTGTGATGCTTCGTCCACCGGCAGTTCGGCATCCACTGCGCCAGCCATCCGGCGAATACACAGCACCTCTGTAGTAGAAAGACCGGAACGGCTGTATTCGGCGGGTGTATTGGTTTCCACGGGGGACGCCTATACCCTGACGGACGGACCCACCATTTTCTTGGCGGAAGACGTAGACAAAATAGGCTTGTTTTATATCCAACAAACGAAAATCCCCGATAGTGTGTTAACCGCGGTGTTGGCAAAAATAGAAAAAAACAACGAAATCCAGCGAGCGTTATCGCATCTCCAAAAAGAAATCGACGACAAGACCGCATCCGCGTCTGGTTCCTCCGGCGACGGAGGCGAAAAAACGAAAAAGATGGAACGCGACCCAGCACTGAACCGCGAAGTGGCGCGATTAATGGACCGTTTAGACGCATTGAAATCGCAAATCGAAAATGTGTCGCTCAATCCGAAATACATTCCGAATACGTCGCAACACCAGGATACGTGGGTTCCACCGGGGTATGAAAAACCCACCAACGCGTTTGTCCCGAATGTGGACCAAGAAGATGTCAAAGAAATCATGTCGTTGGAGGTAGACAATCAGAAGAAACTCATGTTGATTTTAGGCATTGGTGTATTTGATTTGTCGGTTTCGGTGGAATATTTAGAGGTTATGAAACGCCTGGCACAGACGAAACGGCTGTTTCTGATTATTGCGACATCCGATTATATTTATGGAACCAATTACCAGTTTAGCCACGGGTTTATTGGGAAAGACCTACAGAATATGACCCAACAGAAAATCATACAGGCCATCGGGAGAATAGGCCGCAACAATATACAACAGGATTATACGGTGCGGTTTCGGGAGAACGACATTTTGATGCGATTGTTTCAACCGATGGAAAGCAATTTGGAAGCGGTCGTTATGTGTCGGCTGTTTAGTGGAGGAGGATGTGAGGAAGAAGAATAAACGAAGACATATAAAAAGATTTCACGGTTTATATCTCAGAAATCATGTCCTTGGTCAATTATTCCAATAACTACAACAGTTATGCCTATATAGAAGAACTTCGTCATCCTAAAAATCATTTGGAACAAAAACGGATATTACAGATACGCGAACACTTGATACAATCCATTGTTGAAATCTTTCAATTAGAAACCAACTACGTTTGGGAACAGCCCATAGTAAATGTAGAAAGGAGAGTGGACATTATGGAACAACTCCAAACACTTATTCCTTCTTTTTGGGAATGCTACGAGTTAGACAACCGGTATCATTTAGATGACCCGAGATTGTGGATAACTCTACTTGTTAGTTGTTCCTGCGATAAATATACGTGTTGGATATACCCTGAATGCAATGAAATAACGATTATTCACCGGAATTTTTTACTGAGTGGAAACCAAGTTAATTATTTGGATTATTCGCCAAAAACCCAATACAATTGTTTAACACACAAAGAGTTTGACCAATTAGAGCGAATAACCGATCCGAAGATAGTGGAAAATGAAACGTGTTCATTGTGTTTAGAAGACTTTGACCCGACCTGTTTGGTTTTAGGCGTTGGTAAAAACCGGATGAAAGTGGTTCGGTTGCCGTGTAAACATTTATATCATACACGTTGTATCCGGAATTGGATTACAACCCGGACCAGTTGTTGTCCGTATTGTACACAAAGCTGTAAAAATAAACTGTTGTAATCTGCGTCCTCTTTTTGCTTCATATATCATTATTGGTATGATATATGAATTCGTGTTTATGAAACAATCAAATGAGATAAATCAAATTGTTCTAAAAATTGTTTCGCCAATCCCTGAAAATGGAGCGACAATGTCCGTATCAATTTTCCTTCCATAGAAACAAAATAGCATTTCTGTTTTACCCCTTGTATTTGAACTACCCGTTTGATTTCTGGATTTGTTTCCATTTGAAACGTTTTCTCCCCATCGTACCCTTCTGAAATAATCATATGTGTATCAAATACACACACATCGCCTTGGTACAAAATAGGACCCATTAAGTTTATGATATCATTTACCAATCGATGTTCGTATATCAAATAATACAGGGTCATATCGCAAATCCCTCCTGATAGATTGTTTTCTTGGTGCCATCTAATTTTGGGTTCTATTAAATAAAACTTGCTTTTGTTTTGGTAAATATCCTTACATAACTGAACAAACGCATCGCAAAATGCGGTGTTGATGATACTATTGTGAATAGAACACGCCATGTGGAATGGGTTCGGCTGTTTTGGGCATACGAGCGCGCATTGTACTTGTGGATATGTTGCCAAGAAATCTCCCGCATTTACCATTGTAATACAATCGCTGTCGGCGTGGAACACGCGGTCATATCCGTGTTGTCGCATCAATTCGCGCAACAGAAACACGCGTTGGAAACACTGGAGTTCGAACCACGCGGAGTTGGTGGAATAATTGACGAAATATTGTTCGAATTCGACGGACTCGGGAGAAATTAAGGTTTGGTAGGAAACGTGTTTTACATTCGGCAAATGATGAAACAAATTCGTGTTGGTTTCGTCGCCAATCAAGATAATGTGATTGAATTTGGCGCTATATTCAATTACTTTTTGAAAATAGAGCGGACTACGTTGAATGTGATAAATAACTAAAGGAACGGAAATATTCATATGTTGATGTTGGGTAAATAACAAACACGAAGGGATGTATTCTTGTTTGTTATTTATGTTTATTTATTTTGTTTTAGGGAGATTTGTTTTATTTTATCTAGCAAACGCATCAGTCACACTCAATGTATACGGATTGGATTTGAGCGCATTCATAATATCCGGCGTATTGCGGTCCATTTGTATTCCCGAATACAGTTGGTTGCTGGTTCCTTGTAATTTGCCCATACTCGATAGATCGGGAGATTTGTATGGCATCATTGGAGCAGTGGAACGTTGGTTCTGTAGGAACTGGTCCATCGTTTTCTCCCGCATATTGATATCCGAATTCAACAGAGACATGTTTCCAGGAACCATTCTCCCTTGAATAGTAGATGATTTGATATCATTGTTGCGTTGATTGTATTCCGCGTCATAGGGACGCACTTGACGGTGTCCTTCTCCTGCGCTGGCAATACCCGAATAATTATATGCGCCCACGGTATGACGGTTGGTATCCGCCACTTGGTGCCCGGTAACCATATAGGCATCTCCTTTTTGGCCACTATTGACAAACAAATGCCCCTTGGATTGTTCCGTGGTTTCACGGATAGTGGTGGGCATACGATTAGAAGGGTCAAATAAATAAGAGTTTGCCACTTCCGATTTAGGGTTTTGGTAAGGTCGGAGAGAACCAATCGTGTTTTCTCTGCGTGATGGTCGCAACATATCCATCAGGGGAGAAACCACTGCGCCGAACGCACCACCGATAGCGCCGAAATAATCGTCGTTTCTGGCAACACTGCGGTTATTGGGGTAAGCCTGTTTTCCCTGTATTCCGTAATCCACGTCATACGCACCACTGCGTCCGGTGGCAGAGGCAACACCGAGAGGTAATTCTCCCAAATCCATATGTTTAGAAGGCATATACTCGCCGTCCACATAGGATGATGGGTTGTGCGCGCCCGCTATACCGGTATAACTCATGGTTGCGGTTTCACGTTGGACGTGTCGGTCAATCGGAATAGAATGGAGTGTTTGTGCTTTGAATGCGCCGGTGGTCGTTAAGTATCGTTCGGGGGTATGTTCAAATGCGGTTTCGGGGCGGTTCTTTTCCATTTTTCCTAAAATACCAATATTCTGAACATTACTATACGCAGGTCCTTCATGTCCTAACATAGTAAGTCCGGAAGATTTGGGTTTATTCGCCGTTCTCAGTTCATCCGCTGTTTTGGGCATCCATTGGTCGCGCGCCATCATACCCGAATTGAAACCCGCACTGCCTTCTCCCAATCCCGGGGCTACGCGTTCTTCTACAAAGGGTTTGACATTGGACATTTTCATACCCACATTCATACGAGATTGTATGAAATCGCTGGTGCTGGGCATACCATACGGAAACTGCGCGCTATCTTGTGGCATGAATAAGGGAGATTGTTCGGTTTTGCGGAAGGATTGCGAACCACCCCCCTGCATATTGTCCAAAACACTTTCATTGGAATTTACATTGTATACCTGCGAACGCACGTTCCCGCCGAAATAGGGAACCATATTGTTGTGTTGGAAATACGAAGCGTCCACTTTGTCTCCCGTCAACGAATAATAGGTTGAACTGTCTTGGGTGCTACCCGCCGCGGGCAACCCACCGGTGGCATTAATGGCGCCGGATACGGGTTTGTTTGGGGTAACCATCTTGTTTTGTTCGGGCTGAAAGTATTTATCCGTAAAGGCAACTGGAATGTCGTATTTGTTGTTGGCGGAAAGATAACTCGTTTGGTCCGTTTCGAAGTTAACCACCGGATATTCATCTGGATAATTCTTGTTTGGTAAATTGGTATTAGGGAGAATTTGTTTGGAAGTGTTCATATTGTCAAAATTTTCACTGTCTCCCTTTTTGGATTGTTTGGATGCCAAATATAAAGAACCCAACGCTACTATGGGAATGGCTATTTCCATCGGTTGTGAATACGTATATACTACTTATATATACTTATTATTGTCTATAACTACACGATATACCAAAATGGGAGGAATGCCTAAATAATATACAAGATATATATAAATGTGTTTCTCAAAGGAGATTTCGCTATTACATTTTGCTATATTAGAAACATATGCCGGATACTTATTCCAATACGTTAGTGATGCCAATCTATGGAGATTGTACGTTCCAATGGCGTATTTGGGATTGAAAGAAATACTTCAATCCGCACTGTATGAATTTTTGAAACAGCCCAATATAGAACGCGTGCTTGCAATATTGTCCTATGTCCATATATGCTTTCAGCCATTATTTGTCAGTATATTTATGTCCTATTTTAGTTCCAACGCAAAGCTATATGGTTGGTCATATTGGACAATCGTATGGATAGTGTGTGTTTTGTTTGCTTTTTATAAACTTACCCATTTGGATTATTTTGATATACTTAAAGATATGCCTTATTGTAAAGATGCGTCATCTGATTTTTGTAGTGATGAAAATGGAGCATATCAAGGCAAATATCATATTGGGTATAAATTCAAAACCAAATTCAAATACGACAAATTGTTTGTTATAATGATGTTTGTTCCCGCATTAATGACGAAAAGTTATATTATTGGACTATTTTTCTTTTTATTCGCAATTATTTTACACGGTATATATGATGTTCGTGATGGAGAATGGGCCGCATTATGGTGTTTATTGGTTATCGCACCCACAATTCCGTTTACGTATTTCCGCAAAGAACTGCTGGGCATTGGCAATCGGTTGTATTGCGGGTGGTGCCTACAATAGAAGTCTATTCATATCGCACACTATTCATAAACGAACACTTATCTCCCGAAAAACAAACTGGTTCATACACATACGCATATCCGTGTCGGGTATCCACGGACGCAGCGGTGTGGTCGGGGATTTGGGGGGTATAATGGTCTTTTTCCAAAATACGAGTATGTATGTTGTCTTGAAATCCTTTTTCTAAATGAACACGGGCTTGTGGATTAATAATGGGAACCTCCCAACGACTTTGTTCTAAATCCTTATACATCCACGCCGGATGACTAGCTCGCGACTCCTCTACAAAGGGAGATTGAGCAGGATATTGGTTGGGAGCGTGTTGTGATATCGCAGTTTGTTGATAGGTTTGGTCATAGTTATGTCGACTGAGTTTGCGGGGAATATTAAACAGGTCGCTTTCTAAATTGGTACTATCCGTATGTAAATTGGCGCCCCAATGTTGTAATCGCATTTGTGGTTCTTCTAAAAAAGGAAGTTGTAATCCTTGTCCGGGAGTATTTAGGAAATATCTCCCCGCGAAGGTACTTTCTTCTAATGATTTTTGTATGCGGTATGGGTCGTCGTGGTATCGTGTGAATGCCATTATAATATACTAATACGGATATATACTTTATACATAATTGCTTGTCGCGTTAATGACTATTCTCCAAAACTGTTCCCCGGGAGAAACAGTTTTGGAAACATAGCATACACGCTTATATATGATTATCATCATATATGAATAGACGTTAAAAACAAATAAAAAATACAATACAGCCAATATATATTTGATTGATTGCCAACAATATGGAAATTACCATCAGCGACCCACCCACTCCACCAGTATATACGCCTACGCTGTGTTTAAACATGATTGTCAAGAACGAGAGCCGGGTCATCAAGCGTTTGTTAGAAAGCGTAGCCGAAGTCATTGATAGTTATTGTATCTGTGATACCGGTAGTACAGACAACACCATAGAACTCATAACCACCTTTTTCGCAGAACGAAACATTCCTGGATGTGTAGTCCAAGAACCCTTCCGCGATTTCGGCTACAACCGGTCGTTTGCCCTAAAACAATGCGAAACCCGCGAACGAGCGGATTATATCCTGTTGCTTGATGCCGACATGATTTTGTGGCGCAATCCGGAAGTGTCTCCCGCCGACTTTAAGCGTTCGCTGTGTAAGGATGCGTATTATATTTACCAAGGAAGCGAGCATTTCTATTACAAGAATGTGCGTGTAGTACGAAACAATTTAGGCATTCATTATTGGGGGGTGACACACGAATATGTGAAGACCCCCGAAGGAACTACTTATGATTTGTTGGCTAAACATGTAGTGTTTATTCGCGACATCGGCGACGGCGGTGCCAAGAGCGACAAGTTTGAGCGCGATATTCGTTTGTTGAAAAAAGGGTTAGAAGAAAATCCCAACAATGACCGATACACTTTCTATTTGGCAAACAGTTATCGCGACAGTGGAGACAATGTCAATGCGATTGAAATGTATAAGAAACGCGTTGAAATCGGGGGCTGGCACGAAGAGGTGTGGTATTCGTATTACAGTATTGGAAAATGTTATAAGAATTTGGGAGATATGGCGAATGCGGTGTATTATTGGATGGAAGGATATCAATTCTTCCCACGCCGTGTGGAGAATTTGTATGAAATCGCCAATCATTATCGGTATATCGGCAAAAACCAAATTGCGTATATGTATTGTAATATTGCGCGGAAACAGGTGGAAATGCATCCCGACCCCGATTACCTGTTCCTACAACGGGATGTATACACTTACAAGTTGAATTATGAGCTGTCGGTCATTGGATATTACTGTAATCTGGACAACCACGATTTGGGGCGCATCAGTATGGATGTGTTGGCGGTTCCAAATACCGAAAACAGTATATTCGACAATGTGTTGAGCAACTACAAATTTTACTCTAAATCTTTGCGCGATTGGGAATTGCCCGTTTCCGAATACAATATTCAATTATTGAAAAATGTGGGTAAGGAATTGTTGCGCGATTGTTTCCCCGAGTTCGTGGGGAGCACGCCGTCGATTGTATATCGCGAACAGAGTAAGGAACTGATTGTGTGTCAGAGATACGTGAATTATTGGATTAATGACAAGGGAGGATATGAAAACCGCGAACACATAACCACCAAAAACGTGATTGCGGTGTTTGATACCACGATGTCGGCTTGGCGGAAAAAGGATGAATTTATTATGGATTACGATGCTGCGTTGGACAATCGGTATGTAGGTTTAGAAGATGTGCGTTTGTATTTAGAGGGAGATGTCCTAAAATTCAACGCCAACCGAGGAATTAATTCACACGGAATGATGATTGAACACGGAACGATTGATTTAAATACACGCAAAACGAAATCGGGGTTTATCATTATGGACAATCAACATATGATTGAGAAGAACTGGGTCTTGTTTCAGGATGCGCAGGGGAAAACTAAGGTCGTGTATAAATGGAGGGATTTGGTGATTGGGGATATAGAAGAACACGTGGAGGAAGAAGAGGCGCCCGATTCCGACGATGAGGTCGCCACCGGAGGCGCCGAAGGCGCCGACACCACTAAGCCCTTATCCTATTTATTCAAGAAAACACACGAAATGCCTACTCCCTGGTTTTTCAAATCGGTTCGTGGTTCGACCAACGGTATCACGGTGGGAGACGAGGTATGGTTTTTGTGTCATTTGGTGAGTTATGAAGACCGTCGGTTCTATTATCATTTGTTTGTAGTATTAGACAGTACGACCTATGCTCTCAAGAAATATTCTCCCCTTTTCACATTTGAAAAACAGAAGGTCGAATATTCGCTCGGGTTCGTGTATTATCCAGAGAGCAATCGGTTCTTTATTGGCTACAGCAAGATGGACAAACAAACGGACTATTTAATGATTTCCAAGGCCGCCGTGGACGCGATGTGTATTTTGTATGATGGAAAATAAATGGACAGCGTTATATCCAAATAGGCAAATGATGACTACATAATATAAAATTAGACAGTGTAGCTAAAATATGAAGTAGGGCGTGCATTAGTATAGCCAACCATTCGCTAAACCGTTTAACTGTCCAAGCTATCAAATAACAGCTCACCGCCATAATGTATACGATGTAGTAGATAGGATGAACCTTCGCGTGGTATGCGCGAAACAACATAAATACAAAGATACTGGACACAACCACCATATCCAATACACGAAACGCGTTATTGGCTGGATTTGACCAATAGATTAGGGAGGTTGTCCAAACGGCAAATGTCGCGAAAGCAATATCAAAATATTTGCGATAGAACGCGTAGATACCTGACAAGAAACAAAACCAGGATATATGAAACATAAACGTGGCTTGTGTAGGCGAAACAAGACGCCCCTCTACCATTCCGTTGTAATTTGGAGGTGTATCCACCAACCCGAATTCAGGTAAGATACGAAGAATATGATACTTTGCCGTTTCGTAATCCATTGAGTTCATCTGTATTATACAAGAATATCACAAAAATTACAAATCTGATTTTTGTGATATCGATGGGTAGGATGTTCTAGTTATCAAGTTTCGACGATTACCATTGGAGATTGTTGGCATATTCCGAACGACCGGCGGTGCCATTGTGATATACCGTGTGTGCGAATTCCGTCTAAATGCGTTTTGGTTCCATATCCTTTGTTTTTGGCCAACCCGTATTTCTCATCCAAAACGGGATGGAGGCGACAACATTCCGCGATGTAATCGTCGCGAGCGACTTTGGCTAAAATGGACGCCGCCGCAATCGCGGTATAGGTATTGTCGCCTCCCTCCACCGTTTCGTGGGGTATTTCCAACATCGTTTCCTGTGTTTCATCATACACCATGAATGGTGGGAAATCGTTTCCGTCAATCAGCAACAATACGTCGGTATGGGGAATGAGCGCCGGTTCGGTGGGATGGTCGCGAACATGGCGACTTTGGATTTCGCCCAAACACACACGACAACATTCGGTCATGGCGCGCAACACGGCCTGGCGAATATTGATTTCGTCGATGGTGGCGGGTTCGATATAGGCAATGTGATAAGCCAGACAGTTTTGTTGGATATATTCGGCCACCTCCCGGATTTTCTTTTCGGAATGGAACTTTTTACTGTCTTTCATACGGGAATGGTCAAAATTGTCTCCTTTAGGTAAAATTACACCGGCGACGTATAACCGACCAAAGAGAGGTCCGCGCCCGGCTTCATCCACACCAATTTCGTATTTCTTAGACGGGTCCAACTCCGTTTTCAACGGCGCAGCGGGTTGCGCGGGTTTTCTGCGACGCGGTGGTGATGGAGGAATATCGTCGGTAGTTTCCATCAGTTGTTTTGATGTTTTGTGATTGGGGTCTTAGGGAGAATAAGATATGTGTATAGACGCAAACCGTTTATATGTTTCTCCCAAATATATTTTTCGTATCATAGAATATACATTCAAGGGAAACATGAACGTTTATATGACAACGTTGCTAGTTGTATTGATTGGACTGATGTTAGTCTTATTATATTATATTGTTTCTTACAAACGCCCATTGTCCAAATATGTCTATGTTCCAGAAATAGAAGGATATAATGGTTCACGTTCTCCTGAGTATACCAACCAAATCCGGTTGAAACAAATATACAAAGATATCTATTTTGATGTGTCCAACGGCAACGTTTTAGATTTGTCATTCAATGAGAGCTTGGAACTCATCGATATTCGTCGTGTATATGACCGCGACGCCGGAAACGAAGTCCCGAAGAACAGATATAATGTTTCCAATGACGATATCAGTGCGAACAGCACCAACTCCACGTCGACCGCTTCGTTTTACAACTATTATAGCTACACCACCGCAAAGAATGTACAAATCTTTTACTGCTCTTGGGATAAAGCGACATACATACACGTCATTGACTTACAATACAAGGCAACGGAAGCATCTACTCCTGCGCCCCATCATGTTGCTTCTTTTTGCTACGACCCTTCGGCTGACCCGAAAGAAATGATTACTACCCATACGAACCCGCTTTCCCCAATTAGCATTAATACAACCTCTTATAGTTTGAGTATAACCGACAATAAAAACATGCTATTAAAGTTGTATGATAAAAGTAAGAATGTCATGAAGCTGAAAACCAATGTATACTATGATTGGACGAACGGTTCGTTAATATTGAAAACAGCTAATGGGATTAACGTGCATGCCCGTAGTGCATCTTCAGGAAGTAGTAGTTCCGCACCAGCGCCCACGTTTACAAACAACGACGCGGGAGAAGGTTCGGGAACATCCACAACCATCAATTCGGTGGGATTTGTGGCGTGGAAATTTGATTTTGAGAATTTTATTATTATTTATTTCGGAAATGGCAAAAAAACCGTCACCATGATATTATATAAAGCGACCAATTCGGACCGATACACTGGATTGTCAGCGGTTCGTTTTTCCAACAATGGATCGGTGGACGATGGAACATCCACTTCCACTATAACTACACAAAACCCTCTCGACAGTGGGTCATCGGACAGTGGAACGGATGGAACCAGCTATTGGTTTGATAAAAATAATCCGCTTTCTGACTATTATCGATGGGCAGCATATTGGAACGGTCTAACGGATATTTCGGGTTCGGATTGGCGTCGTCGTAATGATCTGTTGCTGAAAACACAAATTGTTCCACCGGTGTGCCCGAGATGCCCCTCGTGCCCTAACTCAGGAGTATGTACTACCTGTGGCGGAAACGGCGGGTCAGGAACACAGAAATCGGAGGGCGGGTCGCTCTTGCGCGATGCGGGATCTGGGACAACCGATTTGTTGCGCGACGCTGGTTCGGGTGCGAAGGATTTGCTGGAAGATACAGCGTCGGGTGTGAAAGACGTCGCGTACGATGTAGCGGGTGGAGCGAAGGATGTGGCTTATGATGTGGTGGGCGGAACAAAGGATGTTGTGTCGGATGTAGCGGGTGAAGCGAAGGATGTTGTGTCGGATATTTATGGCGGTATTCGTGGTGCGCTACAGGGAAAACCGACTGATGTCAAGCCGTTGGCAGTAGGTGGAGATTCCGGAAACGCACCTGTTCCCATGACAGCAACAGGTAGGGGATATGGAATAAATGTCAAAGTTCCAAATACACAAGGGTCAGATTTCATGACGTATTTCGGGGCATTACAGCCCAAGGGTGAGTCAGAATATATTCCTGTGACGGCGGATTTCAGTGCGTTCCGTCGATAAGCGTGTGTGCGCGTGTGTGTGTGTGTTTGTTTTATTCTATGTATAGGTGTATATAGAATAAAAAAGGGAGATACAAGAATACACAAATGATTTTTCCATACAGAGGTTTTATAAAGAAAGATAGACATCTATTTCTCACCCTTATAATATTCTGCCCAAGAAGCGGGTTTTTGTTTCGTTCCCCCATCATATCTCACCGCAAACCGTTGTTCTACCATTCGTTCATTCAAACATACCTCCCCCAAATATACATCCGCCAATATTCTCCCATATTTTTCTGTTTGGACATTTCGCAAGGAAACAATCTGATATAATATCAACGCCTCTAAATAATCCCGTGCTTGTTTGGCGACTTGTTTTTCCTCCGCATTCCTGGATTTGATTTCTGGTGTATCTATCCCATTCAAACGGACGGATAAACGATATACCGGCGACGCATCATACGGTAAACGGGCAGCAATCGTAATTGTATCTCCGTCATACACTTTGATAACTTGTCCCTCCGTGATTGGAAATACCCATTCGACTGTATCCTCCCAACGCAGAGCACCCGGAGGCGCCGAAGGCGCCGACTGAACAGCCTTTTCCGAAGACACATTGGACGACGGTGTCGGTGGTGGTATTTGTGTGGGTTGTTCCATTTTTCCTGAACAAAATGATATACATTGTCTCAGATATTTCATACACATCGTTTTGTAGTGTGGTATTTGTTGTATGTTTGTTTGTGTGTTATGTATTATGTCAAATAGTGTACATTCTATTCAATTTTGTTCATGTGTTGTTGCCCGTTTATTATTCTCCCTTTGAAAAGTAATAAACATATATACACATTCCTTTCCACCAACTCCTAAACCAAACAGAAACCGGACATATGGAAACACTCAATATTAATCAAATACTCCAACGCGACATCATTGCCGAACAAATTAAAACCGTGCTCGACGGATACGCGGAAAAATGCGAAGACCCCAATTTCAAACGCGGAATATACATCTATGGTCCTCCCGGTTGTGGCAAAACGCGCTTCGTGTTGGACCTCCTAAAAACCATTCATTTGGACGCCGTCAAATACGACGCCGGCGATGTGCGAAATAAAAATATGATACAGAA